TATAAACTCAACTGCTTTAACTGGTTCAATAGCAATATCCAAATACAGCTCGTTTCTATCAATTCTACTTGGAGTATTGTTAGACTCATCACATACAACTAGGAAGTCATATAACGCTCTTTGTGATACTAGCTCTAGCATTAAGCTATCTGCTTGTGCCTTGATCTCATCACGTGTGATTTTATCATTTGGCTCAAAGATGTAAGGTTTAGCAAGTTTCTTAAGTTGTGATCTCAAGTAAATTACTAGTCTTGCTACGTTGATTCTATCTAATGCACTTGCGTTCCTTGCTCTAGTCTTTTGACCAAAGTTAACAAGTCCTGCTCCTGTTAAGAATGTAATTGGGTTAATGTTATTAGCATAAAGTGTATCACGCTGTCCTTCGTTTAATGCAATTGACTTAAATTCGCCTTCTGCATCAATGTAACCTGCGGCACTTGCATTTGTAATTCCACCACGTCTTGTTCCTGCTGGAGCAAACCATGGAAACGATACTTGATCGCTTAATGCTAGTGTTCTTAGGATACCGTGACTTGGTGGAACAACAACGTTGTTACCTGCGTTATCACTTGTAAACAAGCTCGGGTAGAACATACCTAAATATTCGTCTCTAGTAACAGCACCGTTATCATTATCTTCAACAGCTAATGCAGTATTTGCACCCCAGTTGTTAAGTGTAGTGCCATCGCTTTTTAATCTAAACGGACTGTCACCTACGATAAATGCTGTTAGGCCTCTATCATTGTTTAGTGCAACCATTTCATTAATTAGTTCTGAATATCCTGGAGCCGCCATTACGTTAAATAATCTTGACTCATCATCTCTAATGTCTTGATTACTATTAACCATTGCTTGCAACGCTTGGATAATAACCTTACGCTGTGCCTTACGTCCAAAGCTACCTGCGCCGTCAATTTGGTTAGCTGACTCAGTTACCCATCTGTGTGGATAGTAAGTAGCCATGCTCACGTCGCCCATTCTAATATTTTTAGCAGTTACATCTACTTTGTTACGTACAAATTTCTTAACGTTAAATCCACTTCTACGTAAGTTCCAAAGCAACATACCTTTTGGATATAGTGCAGGATCTGGTGCGTCAGTGTCTAAGTGATCACTAACTAACAGTTCTGCAATAGTTCCGCTTGGTGCTAGTGTAGCTGTTCCGCCACTTGTACCATAACGTGCATCTGAAAACAAAATACCATCTTCTGAAGTTTGATCACCTTCGTCTAATGCTAACCATTTTTGAAGATCTGCGTTATATTTGTGTACTTGTGGATAGTTTTCTAAGTCTGCTGTTGATACCCAAATGTCACCTGTTACTAGTGCAGATGAACCGTCTTGTTGTGTAGTTGGTTCTGTAGCACTAACAATTGGTCCTAATGGATCAGCTGAAGCGTAAACGTTTTGGTAACCTTTCCATGTTTGACCATCGTGTACCATAATATCAACTTCGTCAACAATACTGTTGTACCATAATGCGCCATCAGTTGTTAATGCTGTTGGAGCATTTGCACTTGCAGTTTGTGTTAAGATCTTCCAGTTTGAAGCATGGAAGTCATATACACCATCACCTGTTGGAGCCGCATATAAGTTTGCAGTTCCTGCTTTTGTTGTATAGTTAAATGCCGCAAAGCCAATTAATCCAAATGCACCGTTAGTATCTTTAATGTGGATTTCTCCGCCATCGTTGTGCTGGATAATAACTCTGTTACTTGCATCTACACTTGCAACAATATTAACAAATCCTGCCGCGTTAATTGCATCTGCAATTAAGTCTGCGTCACTTGCCGCTCCTGTTGCTGTAATAGTTAATGCTTTACCAGTTGACATAGCCGCTTGTGCAACAATGCTTTCTGACATTGTAAATCCATATGACTGACTGCTTAACTGTGTAGCTACTGCACTTGATGTAATTGAAGTTGCTGTTGAACTATTTCTTGCAAAAATTGTAAAGTCAAACTCTTCGTTTTCTGCTTCAGTAGTATGTGCTTGTACATATAATTGACCTAATGAAAGTCCAAGTCCACCAGTAGTTTTATCTAAATTAAAGATAGCCGCTTGGTGTGTCTTATAAACAGGAGCTGGTTTGTCTTCCCATAACTTAGTAGTACTATTGAATGCTTTAACTTTCATTTGTACACCTAAATTAGCGTCAGTTGTTTTAAACCAAACACTTCCTGTAGGTCTTGTTTTTGTATCAGCTGTTTTAAATCCTGGAACTGCTGTATGTGGAGCAATTTCGTATGCTGGTGAATAGTAAGTTCCTGCTGTTAGACCTAAGTCTGCTAGTAGTGTACCTGAAGCACCTGCTGAAATAGCAATCGCACCGTCATCATCTGTTGAACCGTCAGTTGTATTTGTACCGTCACCAAAGATGTTTAATTTTCCGTCTACAGCACTTGCACTAACACCGGTAATACCTGCGCCTGTAATATCAGCCGCATACTGTGCAACTGATGTTCCTGTTGCCGCTAAAGTTGTGCCATTGATTACAATAGTGTGTCCTAGTGTATGAGTACCTGTTGCTGTACCTGTTACAGTTGGCCAACTTTTGACCCAATCAGCTGTTCCTACTTTAACCCATGCACCTGATGAATTTTTGTAGTATACTTTATTAGTAGTAGTAGTTGTAACTACTGCATAGTCGCCTACTGCGCCTACTGCACCTTTAGGAGCACCTGTGTTTACAGCTCCAACTAGGTTTACTTTATTTGTAATAACAATTGGAGTTTTATTTGTAAATGACTGTCCACCAGTAACAGTTACGGCATTGCCGTTCCATTCAAATATTCCGTATTTGGTTAATGCTGTGTCAAACCAGTATGTTCCATTTGCTGGATTTGCCGCTGGCGCACTTGCACTTGGACTCAATTCGTCTAGATCAACATCTGCTCTTACAACAAATGCTCTGTTACTAACACCCAAGTATGAATATGCCGCTTGTAAACCGTATTCGTTTAGTTCGCCGCCATTTACTGGATTGTTACTAGCATCTGTTTGGAAGTATGGATCTCCGAACGTGTCTGATAAATCTCTTTGTGATGTAATTAAAAATGGTACTCCGGCGTTTGCCTTTATTGTACCTCTTGCTGTACCTGTTCCTGCCGCGTTTTGTTTGTCTTGTTTTGAAACAACAAAAAGCATTGGAGTAGTACCTGGTTCTGCTGGTGTGTAAAAACTCTCGTCAATTACGCTAACTTGTACACCTGGTGATATTAAAGCCATTTAAGTTCTCCTGTTATAACAACTGTTAAAAGTATTTATATGATTTCTTCAAAAACATATAGCAAAACCCCTATAAAAAGGTACCACAAAGGTGAGGTAAATACAATATGAGACCTTTATGCGAATGCGGATATAGACCTGCGGCTGTAAACTATAAAAAGAACGGTAAAACGTTTTATCGTAAGCAGTGTGATACTTGTTTACATCATGGTAGAAAGATGTGGGGTATACCTAAATGGCATCGTGCTGGTTATAGACAGTTAAATACTTGTGAAAAATGTAGCTACCATAGTAAACATAAAGAACAGTTTAATGTTTATCATATTGATGGTGATCTTAATAATACTTTGCGGAGTAATTTAAAAACTATCTGTGCAAACTGTCAGCGGGTGATGCAGAAGCAAGGCGCAAAGTGGAAACAAGGCGACCTTTTACCTGACTTTTAAGATCTTCAATAGTTCCTTCATTGTAAATATTGTGTTCAAATGATGCTTTTGCCCAGCGCCATTCGCTAGGGTGTATGTCAGTTGGTTCAATGCCTAAGTCTTGGTACTGTCTAAACCATACAGGATCAGGCCCACGTTTAACACACCAAACTTTACCACCCATACCTTTAATAACTTCTACTTCATTTTCAAAACGTACATCAGGAATAACAAAATTTGTATTAGGATTATCAACAATAGTCTTTTTTACAAAACTTACCCAAATACCGTCATAGAACCCATTACGCATACAATCAGTACCAAATTCTTGCAGTACTAATCTCGGAGTTACACTACGTCCTGTTTCTTCTGTCCAAAATTTATCTTCTTGTTCTCGCCAGTAACGACTGTCTGGAGTTTCACCTTCAAGCATATCACGTGGCCAATCAAACATTAAAGATACTGCATCTTTAAGTTTATCTGCAAAACTAATTTTTTTAAAGTTGTGTTCGTCGACTAGAATGTCTGCTACTGTACCTTTACCACAACTGATGAGTCCACAAATTCCAATAATCATAATGAATCCTTAATTTATAATATATTATACGTTATAATTTATCGGATGTCAAGTGTTATTTTAGCCAATTGTGAAGCCGTAGCCAACGCCGCCAGCCATTGCTAGTGATACTTCTGAATCAAGTTTTTCCATTTCGGATTGTGCTTCAGCTTTTAGTGCATCACCATTAAGTGAGCTACCACCTTGTGGGCCTGAAATAGTAGCAAATTTACTACGTGCTTCTCCTAGCATGTACTTACACTTTGCAAGTGTGTAATCTTTGATCCATTGTACAGCCATATAGTCATCTAATAATTCAAAGTCTGGTCTGTAATTGTAACACTCTAGTAATAATTCTTCTTCTGCACGAGCACGTTGTAAGATTGTAAGTTTTTTATTTGATCTGTTCCATTTAAATTCAATGAATGATCCAAACATACGTCCTACTAATTCTTGATATCCTGCAAATGCATTATAAGTTGCAAGTCCGCCCATATTACTACTTGCTAAAAGATAGGTATTTGTGTATGCCATGTTAAATGGTTCAAATAATGTACCGCCATCGCCGCCACCTGTGCGTGAACCAATTGAACGTCTATAAATCTTTTTAACTTCCATTATTTCGTTTGGTAATACGTAATCATTTTGATCAATTACTGTAGGCAAAAAGATGTACGATTCTTCAACAGCGTTTTCACTACGCTGTCTAAACCTAGTTAATGCTGTATTAAGAGCACTTTCATAATGTTCTGGATCGAGTTCAACATCGATCATTCCGCCACCAAGACTAAGTTCTACGTACTTGTAAACTTCTTGCTTCTTTGTATTAATATTTGTTGACATGTATCTTCTCCGTACATTGTATTTATGCGTTACGATAAATACTATTGTTATGCCGAGACTTAGTTTATACAAACCCGAAAGAGGGAAAGATTATTCGTTCTTAGATAAGACTATAACAGAGATGTTTACCGTTGGAGGTACCGACGTCTTTGTACACAAGTACTTAGGACCTAAGAACCCAGATGATGCAACTGCTACGGCTGATCAGCCGCAGTATAATGCTGTCAAAGAAACCAATATACAAGACATGCTGTTTATGGAAAACAGAGATCGAAAATACGATCCTGACATTTATACAATGCGTGGCATTTATAATGTTTCAGATGTAGACTTTGATATGAGTCAATTTGGTTTATTCTTACAAAATGATATCATATTTATGACAATACCAATTAATTACAGTGTAAAGACACTAGGGCGTAAAATTATGTCCGGTGATGTAATTGAATTGCCTCATTTAAAAGACGAATATGCACTAAATGATTTTAGTGTAGCACTTAAACGGTTCTATGTAGTAGAAGATGTAAACAGAGCAAGCGAAGGATTTTCACAAACTTGGTATCCACATTTATATAGAGTAAAAATGAAACAGATTCTTGACAGTCAAGAGTTTAAAGAGATACTTGATTTACCAGCAGAAGAAGGAAGCTCACAAACATTACGTAATGTTCTTAGTACATATGAGCGAGAAATGCAAGTTAATGATGCTATTATTTCACAAGCAGAAGCAGATGCTCCTAAAGCAGGTTATGATACTAGTCATTTGTATACATTACAAGTAGACGATAACGGTGAGCCTGAATTAGTTACAACAGATAGTAGTGAACTTGATGCAAGTACACAAAATGAATTAGCAGATAGAGTTAACCAAACACCAGAGCGTGAGGGCTATACTGGTTATATTATTGGTGATGGATTAGCACCTAATGGAGAAGCGTTTGGAAGCGGTATTAGTTTCCCACTTAGTCAAGTTGAGGGAGATTATTTCTTAAGAATTGATATGTTACCAAATAGATTATTTAGATACGACGGAAGAAGATGGGTTAAGATGGAAGATAATGTACGTATGACAATGACTAATACTGATACTAAACAGACACAAAGAAGTGGCTTTGTTAATAATACCAATGCATCAACTATTGCAGGCGACACTGTAATAGAAAGACAGGGATTAGGCAAAGCACTTAGACCCAAGGCAGATAATTAATGCAACATTTTTATGATGGACAAATAAGAAGATACCTTACTCAGTTAGTAAGACTGTTTAGTAACTTCTCATATAAAGACGGTGACAACAAAATAGTACGTGTGCCTGTTATGTACGGAGATATCACACGTCAAGTTGGTCATATTCTAAGAGATAATTCAGAAAACAAAGTACCTAGTGCTCCACGAATGGCAGTCTACATTACAGGATTAGAGCAAGATAGATCTCGTACTTCGGATAGTTCATATACTAACAAA